GCCCTCGGCCTCAGCCAACTTCGCTTCGGCGCCCTGCTGCGTCAGAACAAGGACACCTCGACCAAGTGGGCGAAGGGCCGAGCCCGCATCCCCATGAGCGCCGCGCTGCTGTTGCGGGCGATGGAGGTGGGCAAGGTGACCATCGAAGAGCTGGAGGCCATGGCGCTAAACGCCTAGCGACGCCCCAGCGCGCAACTTCGCCCCCACCGTCACCACCTCCCGCGCCCTCACTTTCTTCGCGTGTTCGGCTTGGTTCCATGCGACCCGGGCAAGGCCACCGCAGAGCGCCCGGCGCAGGCTCGGAACGCCGACCTTGATGCGCTTCTTCGGGTCATCAGGATCGGGCCGCTCCATCGCCTTCGCCGCGCCGCCCAGCGTGTGCCCCTCACCGCAGATCAGGTCCAGCGCCGCCCGTTGGCGGGGCGTCAGACCATCCCTCGCGATTGAAAGCCACGCTGAGGCCTCAACGGCGGCCACCTGGGGGCCTCGCGGGCCGAACCCTCCCCCACCTACCTGAGACGCATCGACGGCCTTCAGCGGGTCGGATTTCGCGTAGTTCTCGGCGTAGGCCTGACCGATCTGCAGAAGCCGCTCGCTCGGCTCTCCCGTCCTGGGGTGGTTCAGGTGGCCGGCGGCGAAGGCGTGGTCGATGCCGGTGAGCACCTTCACTCGCGCCGACTTGCCGTAGACCAGCGCCGGAAGCCCGCGCGCCGGGCCGCGGCGGTTGATGATCCGGGCGCCATGTTCATCTCGAGCGAAGTCCGCCGTCTCGACCTCTTCCACCGTTACCCGCTCGCCGCGGAGCTTGGCGCGGATCAGCGCGTCCCTGCCCTCCCCCATCAGGGCGTCGCGCCGGGCCTCAATGTCCCTGGCCTTGGCGATCTTGGCCTGGGCCTCGCCGATCAGGCCTCGCAGGGACTTGGCCCGGCGCCGCGCCTTCAGGCTTCCCGCCGTCTCCAGCTGGTCCACCTCGGCCTGCAGGTCGGCGATTACCTCGGCTTGGCCCTGGATGAAGGACACGATGTCGGGGTCGCGGAGCGTGTTGTCGATCAAGCTCATGGCGTCAGGGTCTCCTTCGGGCGGCGAGTTGGGGCGGTGGCGAGGTAGAGTTGGCCGAGGCCGAACCAGCGGGCGCACGGCGCTTCGTGGCCCTGGCGGTAGCCTTCAGGGCAGTGGCCGGCCTCGGCCGCGTGCCTGGCGTTGCGATGGACGCAGGTCCCGCAGTTGCGGGGCTGGGCGGCAGGCGGCGGGGCGAAGAGGTCCGGCTGGCTCATGCCGCCCCCAACCACGCCGCGTCCCGATCCTTCCAGGCCAGCAGTTCGACCTTTGCGTGCCCGACAGCCTTCCGGCGCTCCCCGGTCAGCGTCTCGACGTACTCGGGGGACATGATCGCGAACTGGACCCGGTAGCGGGTGACCTGCCGTACCTTCAGCGCGCCCTCGCGGACGTCGCGTCGCAGCGACGGGCAATGCCGCAGGCTTTCCGCCGCGCACTCACGGTGCAGCAGCGGCTCGACCTGAAGGACGGCCGGCCCATCGGCGCCATGCGGTTGAACCCGGGCGTGGGACAGCGAGACCTTCGTGCGAGCCGTGAGCGATCTGCCGCAGAGATCACACAGCCCGTCGGCGATGACCTGGCGCTGACGGTCGGAGTGAGGCTTGCCGAACAGCGGCTTGCCCTCCCCTTGAGCCACGGATTGCCGGATGGCGGGCCGCTTTGCGTGCGGGCATTCGGCCACCCAGAACCGCTCCTCGGCTGACCAGGAGGCGGTGAACGGGACTGCGGTCGATCCGTATCGGAGGGTCATGCGGCCTCCGCTCCGAGTTCGATCCGCGCACCGTGCGCGGCGAGAATTTGCTCGATCTCTGCCTGGACTACCCGGCGGACGGTCTTGCTGTCGGTCACCAGCGCCCCGTCCCGCCAGGCGCATCGGCGCAGGTAGGCGTCAGCCCAGGCCGCGCCCTTCGCCGCCGCAGCGTCGGCAAAGAGGTCGGGCGGGCCTGTCCAGGCCTCGCCGCAGACCGTTGGCCCCTTGGGCGGCGCGGTGTTGAGGAACAGCCGGTCCCTGGCCCAGCGGTCGATCCGCTTGGCCCGTCCGCCGGCGGCGACATGGGCGGCGACCCGCTTCGCCCCGGCCAGCAGGACAGCGACCCCGTGCCCCTCAGCGACAGCGGCGTCGATCTCGTCGCGGGCCTGGAGCGCTGGGCAGGTCTCCCGCCCGCTCTCCGGGTAGGCCGACCAGATCGCATCGAACTCGTCGTCGCTCACGCCCCCCGAGGGGGGTTGGGGGGTTATCTTAGATGTCCCTGTCCCTGTCCCTGTCTCTTGGATGCGATGTCCCTGGGGACAATCGTCCATGTCCTCGGGGACAGAAGCGGGACCTGGAGCGGCGTTTGCCTGGGACAACCACTCCTCATAGGAGGGTGTCGGGCGCTCGCCTCCATCCCTTTGATTGGCCTTCTTGATCCGCGCGCACTCGGTCCGCCAGCGCTGTTGCCGCTTGCGGTCCCAGCCTTCCAGGGCCTGCTCTGCCACGACCGGGTGATAGAGCCTCCCGTCGTCGCAAAGCACGAAGCCCCGGAGCGCGCCGGCCTTGTGCTTTTTCCATGTCCGCATGTCTCGGCCCAGGCCGGCCAGTCGCGCCAGCACCGTGTCGTTGTCCGGCAGGGACGCGGCGGGGATCTGATGCCAAGAAGCCGCCCAAAGCAGGACCGCGTACCAGCAGGCCTCGGGGCTCTCCTCGCTGGCGAGGTCGCTGTCTCGAAGCCTGGCCACCTGCAAGGGCATGAACGGAAAGTCCTGCAGGTCGCAGTCGGGCGGCGTGAGAGGGGCCGGCATCAATCGTCTCCATGAGGCTTGCGACCGCCCGACAACAGGGTCCGGGTCTGGTTGCTGAACTTGGTCAGGTCTGCGTCGAAGGCGAGCCGGACGGTGCCGATGGGCCCGTGCCGTTGCTTGCCGATGATGACCTCGGCGACGCCTTCCGCTGCGTCCATCTCGACCAGCCACTCGGCGTGTTCGGGCGTGCCTTCCTTGGGCTCTGTCCGAGCGAGGTAGTACTCCTCGCGGTAGATGAACATGACCATGTCGGCGTCCTGCTCGATCGAGCCGGATTCCCGCAGGTCGGAGAGCTGGGGCTTCTTGTCCTCGCGCTGCTCGACCTGGCGCGATAGCTGCGACAGGGCGATCACAGGGACATTGAGCTCCTTCGCCAGGGCCTTCAGCCCGACGGTGATCTCGCTCACCTCCTGCACCCGTTGGCCGCCGCCGTAGCGCTTGTCGCCGGTCATGAGTTGGAGGTAGTCCACGAAGATCGCGTCCAGGCCGTGCAAGCGCTTCAGGCGCCGGGCGCGGGCCGCCAGCTTCCCGAGGCTGATGCCGCCGGTGGCGTCGATGTAGAGCGGAGCCTTGTCGATCTCGAGCGAGGCGTCGCGGATTCTACCGAACTCAGTGGCGTCGATCTTGCCCTTGCGGATCTTGTCCCCGGATACGCCGGAGACCTCGGAGACCAAGCGCAGGGCCAACTGCTCCGCGGACATCTCCAGGGAGAAGAACGCCACCACGCCGCCAGCCGTCGTCTTCCGTGTGCCGTCGGGCCTGACCTCGAAGGCGTACTTGCGCGCGATGTCGAAGGCGATGTTACAGGCCAGGGACGTGTTGTGCGTCACGATGTAGTCGTCGGTCACATAGAGCGCGGAGGGATGCGTGACGCGGATGCATTGAACCGGCTCTACGCCTTCTGGCGTGATGGACAGAATGCTCGGCGCGCGGAACCTCATGGGCTGCTCGCACCGCCGCTGCTTGCGCTTCAGGCTGATGAGCGTTGAGCGCTCTGGATGGCCGATGTTGAGCACATAGGCCTTTTGGCCATCCCGCCGCTCACCCTTGTGCGTGAACCGCGGGCTCTTGCTGCTGATGGTGCAGACGCCGCCGACCGACCGCACCAAGGCGGCGACATCTTCGGCCAATCTCGGGCTCGTCGTACAGTACCGGACGGCGCCGAACTCTTCGACCCACCCGTCTGTGTCCATCAAACCGCGAAGCAGCTCAAGGCGGGTTTCCCGGCTCGCTCGCATGTATGGCGCGGGAATGAATTTCTCTGCCGATCCCGATCCGAACAGGCCGTAGTGACGAAGCGCATCGCGCAGACCGGAGGCCCTTAGCCGATAGTCATAGCCCGCCTCCCCGGAGGGCATCACGCAGTCATGTCCAACAGCTTGCTGCACGCGATAGAGCGTGGCTGCGTCGGCTGTGCTGAGGGACAGGTGGCCGGCTGTCATGCACCCATTGCCGATCATGGCGCCAAGCAGCCAGGGATCGATCAACAGGCCGTCATCAAACCCAAAGTGGCCGGTCACCATCGGCACGCTTAGCCGGCGCTGGTAAGTCTCCTTCCGAAGCAGTTCGCGAACTGTGTCGGTCGACAGGATTCTCATCCGGTCGCCAAATTTGCACGACTTCACCGCCCAAAGGTGCTCGCCGCAGGCCAAGGCGCTACGCCCGTCGCTGAATGTGACCCGGTAAACTTGGCGCACGCCTTGCGGATAGACGCCCGCCACCCGCGAGGGCGCCCCGTCCGTGGATGCCAACTCATCGCCAAGCCGCAAATCGCCCATGCGCTTCCAACTACCGTCGCGCATCAGGATGTTTGCGCCGAGCGGCTGCGCTTTCCCCATGGATGGGCGAGCGGCAAGGATCACCAAGTCGGAGCCGTGCAGGCCGCCGATCTTGTCGTCCAGGTCCGCAAGGCCGGTCGAGATGCCCGAAAGGCCGCCGTCGCGTTGGAACGCCTCAGCGGCCTGCGCAAGAGCGCCCGAAAGGGCCGTGGCAAAGTCGACGAAGCCCGTCGCCGTCTTTCCGGTCTCGGCCAGGCTGTAGAGCGCGCCTTCAATGCTCTCGACGTGCTCGCGGGCGCTGCGCTGGTCTTCCGGGTCCACGACGGCCGCGGCGGCCTCCTGGGTGATCGCCAGCACCGCGCGGCGCATCGCCAAGTCCGCGATCTGCCGGGCGTAGTCGGGCGCGTTGACGGCCGGCGGCGCCCTGTCCACCAGATCGGCCAGATAGACCACGCCGCCGAAGGCCGCGAATGCCTCATCCTTGGCGAA